TGACGAATTGGCTATGATGATTGCCAAGATGGAAGAGGACAAGGCTGGTGCGCTGCTGGGCAAAATCAAGGACACGTTCCCCGGCGCTGTGGTTGAGAGTGTCAGGCCGAAGACAAAGACAGAGGAGCTGATCGATGACGCTATCCCTTTCTGAGAACAAGCGACCTTGGTCGGTGATGCCGATGAGGGCGTTTGTGGATCGCCAGCTCAAGGACAGAGAGCTGCGCGTGCTGGGTGCGCTGTGTTCATTTACCAACAGGGCCGGCGTCTGCTGGCCATCGATGGTCACACTGTGCGAGGTCAGCGGGTTCAAGGAACGCAAGAGCATTCACGAGGCGCTCAAGGTGCTGAAGCGGCGCAAGTATGTGCGGCAGCTACGATCAAAGGATTACCAAGAGACAATCAGCGGATGGAAGAGCAACAGGTATCAGGTGCTGTGGGATGGCGACGAGCCGCTGCCAACGTGGGAAGAGATACACATTGCAAAACCGTTGCAGCTACTGCGCGATCAAGACGAGAGGCCAGAAGAAACAGGGGGTCTGGGGGATGGTCAATCAAACCCACACAACCGCCGCCAGATCGGCCAGCCCGACCCGGAGTTAACCGAGATCCAGTTGACAGCCGAGGCCATCTGCCACGCCTACATCCGCGCGGTGCAGCAGGCGACCGGGCAGGTGCGCCTATTCGACAACGAGATCACGCAGGCGCGCCGCCTCGCTGTCGAGGGCCACAAGCCGGCAGACGTAACGGCAGCAACGCTGGTGGTATGCGACAAGGCGCTGGAGCGCAGGGCAGGGGTGCCGGCTCTCGCTGACGTTGCAAGGGCCATCGCCGATGCGTAGCGCGACGCAAACGTCGGTTTGCTTTTGTACGGCACGCTGCGAGGGCGCGGATCTGCGCCAGCGCAAAAGGCGACCCCTTGCCCCTCCCGGCCTCCGCGCTGTAGGGGGGTGTCCCACAAAAAATTTTCCCCACATCCGGGGGATGCTATGATCACGCAGGGCGATGGCCGCTACGCCGACTTTCTGCGTCTGGACCTTTGCCCCAAGTGTGAGGCGGCGCTGAATAAGCACAGCGACAACGGGCTGCGCATTGAGCGCCACTGCCCGGTGTGCAATCTTAAGATCATCGAGTATCGGGAGAAGGACAGAGGCAATGGATAGATTTGATTTGCTCGACGCCGCCAAGGAGGCAGTCGAGGAGCGCGGCGAGGAATATGGTTCGCCTTGGGAAAATCACGAGCGGATCGCGGTTATGTGGACCGCAATAATGGGCATTGAATTTGAGCCTGAGCAGGTCGCGCTGTGTTTGGCGGCAATGAAGATTGCGCGGCTGGCGCATAACCGCGATCATCAGGATAGCTGGAAGGATCTGGCTGGATACGCGGCAGTAGGATCGGAGTGTTTGCATGAGCGCGAAAAAACCGCCGACTATTAGACAGCAGCGCGCCGCGCTTGCGTCTCAGGACGAGGAGCGGCGCGAGGCTGTCGTGCAGGAGCTGGAGGCCATCGGCGCTGGTGAGGCGACTGATGTGATCCAGTGGGACGCTATGGGGCAGGTCACGCTGACGCCGTCCGCTGATTTGCCTGAGCGCGCGCGTCGCAGCATCAAGAAGGTGAAGGTTACGCCCAATCAGTTTGGCAACGTGATTGAGGTTGAGATGCACGACAAGTTGGCTGCGTTGCGGTTGTTGGCGAAGCATCGCGGCCTGTTGGAGCCGAATGCTGACAATCAGAAGCCGAGCATGATTGGCATTAACATCACCGGCCCGAAGGCGACGATTGTGGATGTAGACGATGGGTGACGTTATCAGCATGCGCGATTACATGTCCTGCCGGTTCTTCCCGGAGCCGGTGATATGTGGGCATTGCGAGGAAGAGACGCGCGGCGTTGTGTTTGACAGCACGGCTTGCGTGCTTTGCACTGAGTGCGAGATGGCGCTGTTGATTGTTGCGCCTGAGAGTTATCAGGGCTTCACGGTTGTAACATTTTCGCCGGAGGATTAATGGCTAGGTCATCACGCGCGACTGACAGGTCGCCACGCAGACGCAAGGAGCCGACGACCGAGGCGTTGGCTGGTTTGAATTTGGATTTTTCGGGCAGTCCGACGGTATGGCAATTCTTGAACGACGACAGTTTTGTGCGTGGCTTGATGGGGCCGGTCGGCTCTGGCAAGACGTTTGCTTCATTAGCCGAGGTTATGTTGAGGGCAGTGAAGCAGGAGCCGTCGCCTATTGATAATATCCGCTATACCAGATTTGCAGTAATACGAAACAGCTACCCGGAATTGCGCACTACGACGATCAAGACGTGGCAGGAGATCTTCCCTGAGAATGTCTGGGGGCCGATGCGCTGGTCGCCGCCTATTACGCACCACATCAAGCTGCCGCCGCGTGACGGTGCGGCTGGCGTTGACTGTGAGGTGATTTTTCTGGCGTTGGATCAGCCGAGGGATGTGAGGAAGCTGCTGTCGCTGGAATTGACTGGCGGCTTCATCGATGAGGCGCGGGAGCTGCCGAAGGCTGTGGTTGACGGTTTGACATCGCGTGTCGGTCGTTACCCGACAAAGGCCAATGCCGGCTGCACTTGGCGCGGCGTGTGGATGTCCACCAACCCGATGGACAGTGACCACTGGTGGCCGGGTCTGGCTGAGAAGAACCCCATTCGCGGCAAGTATCCTTGGAAATTTTACAAGCAGCCCGGCGGTGTTGTTGAGGGTACTGCCGAGCATGAGGATAATATCTTCGCGGCTGGCAAGCACTGGATCAACAACCCGCGCGCTGAGAATGTGAATAATCTGCCGCCCGGATATTACGAGCAGCAGCTTGCCGGCAAATCACTGGATTGGATCCAGTGCTATGCCGGCGCGCAGTATGTCTACGTGCAGGACGGCAAGCCGGTGTGGCCGGAGTTTTCTGACAGCGTGATGTCTGGCGATGTCGAGATTGAGCCGGGCTGGCCTGTCCATATTGGCTTGGACTTTGGCTTGACGCCTGCGGCTGTGTTTGGGCAGAAGATGGCGAACGGTCGCTGGCATGTGGTCCACGAGCTGGTGGCGTTTGATATGGGCTTGGAGCGGTTCTGTCATCACTTGGTGTCGGACATCCAGCAGCACTTCCCGAAGTCGGACGTGCTGATCTGGGGCGACCCGGCCGGCGTGAAGCGCGACGAAATCTTCGAGGTGACGGCGTTTGAGCATATGAGGACGCTGGGCTTGCACGCTAGGCCGACCAGCTCTAATGATTTTATGGTGCGCCGCGAGGCTGGCGCTATGCCGATGAACCGGATGGTCGCCGGCAAGCCCGGCCTTGTGGTGAGCAGCAAATGCACCCGCACCCGCAAGTCGCTGGCCGGCGGCTATCACTTCAAGCGGATTGCCGTCGGTGCCGGCTACGAGCGGTTCCGCGACGCGCCGAATAAGAATGAGCACAGCCACGTTGGCGATGCGTTTGGCTATTTGATGCTTGGTGCCGGCGAGGTGCGGTCGATCACGCGCAACAGTCAATTCAGCCAGCAGTTCAAGCAGCTCAAGGCAAACACTGACTTCAGCGTGTTCTGATGATCACCAACGATCCCGGCGTCAGTTTTGTGCCGTTCCACTGGGGGCATGCCTACGCGATGGATCTGCGCCCCTTTGACGCGGACTATTTTGACAGCGTGCCGAATTTTCGGGAGATGCTGCGCCAGTATCAGGCGACAGGCAACGCGCAAACCGCGATTGTTGGCGGCAAGATCGTCTGCTGCTTCGGCTATGTGAAGCTGTGGCATCAGGTTGCCGAGATGTGGATGCTGACAGGCGACCAGATTGCATCGCATCCGGTTGCGCTCACTAGGGGCGCACAACGATATATCAACCACATTGCGTCCAAAGAGAAACTGCAACGGTTGCAAGTCACTGTAAATACACGACATGACCTTGCTATGCGGTGGGCAGATGCGTTAAAATTCACCCGCGAGGGCGTCCTGCGAAACTATGGTGCAGACGGCGCTGACTACATGATGTTTGCGAGGTATTTTTGATGGGTGGTTTGATTAGCCCCAGAGTTCCATCCCCACCACCGCCGGATCCGGAGGTGGTCGCGGCTCAGGAACGGCAAGAGCAACGCCTGACCGAGCAGGAGCGCCAGAAGATGGCGCAGATCGCGGCACGCCGTAGGGCGCGCATGATTGGTGGTCGCCGCTCGTTGCTGTCGCCGGACAGACCTGATGCCGAGATGGGCATCCAAGAGACGTTGGGCTAGGTTATGGCTGATCCACGCGGTGAAAGCAGATACTCCGGCGGCGCTACTTTTGGTGGCGGTCGCAGCAGGTCGGCCGCCAGTCGCAGCCCAAGCCGGCAACAGGCCATCCAAAACGTGCAAGAGCGTGAAGAGCGCGCACAAGCGCAGCCAATGATCCCATCGCTTGCGGCGATCATTGGCGGCGGCATCGGATCAATGATGCGCCAAAACATCATCCGCCAGATCGAGGCCGGCGGCACGCCTGTCCGAGAGAATGGTATGGTCATCGGCGTCATGTCCAATGGCCGCTACACGGGCCGTCAGCGCGAGGCAGACCGTCTGGCTATGCAGGAGGCCAATCGCGGCGATGGTGCCGCTCAGGCGGCTCAGATGGGCGCGGGCGCACCACAGCCGGATCAGCCGGCAGCCGCGCCCGCCCCACCTGTCGTGCGCCGCTCGGCGCTGGCACAGCAGATTGAAGAAGAGAACCGCCGCCGGCGTGCAGCCGGTCTGCGCCGCCTCGGCGCACGCACCTTGCTGAGTGGCGACAGATTTACTGCTGACACATTAGGAGCTGGATAATGCCAAAGGTCGTATCTAAAGAGGGCAAGACCCGCCACTTTGCCTACAGCAAGGCTGGCATGAGGGCCGCCAAGGAATATGCCAAGCAGACTGGCGGTCGCATGACCGGGGCCAGCATGAAGAGCAAGATGGCGAAGAAGAAGGATGCCGGCTATGGCAAAGCCTAAGCAGGTCTGGGACAAGAAGCGCCCTAAGGGTCTGGGCAAGCCCAAGTCGCTGTCGTCTGCGCAGAAGCGCACAGCGATGCGCGCCGCTAAAAAGGCCGGGCGTCCCTATCCAAACCTGATCGACAACATGAGGGCGGCGCGTGGCTAGATCCCCAGCTTGGCAACGCAAGGCCGGCAAGAACCCATCAGGTGGCCTCAACGAGGCAGGCCGGCGCTCTGCAAAGGCGCAGGGCATGAACCTGAAGCGCCCGGTCAAGTCTGGCGACAATCCGCGCCGGGCCAGCTTCCTCGCGCGTATGGGCGGCATGCCCGGACCTGAATACAAAGACGGCAAGCCTACGCGCCTGCTCTTGTCGCTGCGCGCTTGGGGCGCTAGCTCCAAGGCCGACGCGAAGAAGAAGGCCGCAGCAATCAGCAAGAGGAACAAAGCCAGTGCATAGCGTCGAACAAATCATGAAGCGTCACGACGCAGCGCAGCGTCGAAAGGACAACTGGCGGCAGATCTATGAAGATTGCTACGAGTTCGGACTGCCGCAGCGTAACCTGTATGATGGCTACTATGAGGGTGGTGGATCGCCCGGCCAAAACAAGATGGCGCGCGTGTTCGACAGCACCGCCATCAATGCCGTACAGCGTTTTGCCAACCGCATCCAGTCGGGCCTGTTCCCGCCATACGCCAACTGGTGCCGGCTGGAGCCGGGCGCTGACATCCCGCAGGATCGCGCCATTGAGGCGCAGGCGGCTCTGGATATCTACGCTGAGAAAATGTTTTCGGTACTGCGCCAGTCCAATTTTGATCTGGCGATGGGCGAGTTCCTGCTGGATCTGTCAGTCGGCACTGCCGTCATGCTGATCCAAGACGGCGACGACATGACGCCAATCCGCTTCACGGCTGTCCCGCAGTATCTGGTCGCCATTGAAGAGGGCGCGCACGGCAAGGTGGACAATGTCTACCGCCGCATGCGCCTGAAGGGCGAGGCCATCCAGCAGCACTGGCAGGACGCCGAGCTGCCGGATCGCTTGCAGCGCATGATCGCGGACAAGCCGACGCAGGAAATCGAGCTTCTGGAGGCCACGCTGTATGACATTGAGCAGGGCGATTTCTGCTATCACGTCATCTGGCCGGAAGGCAAAAGCCAGCTTCTGATGCGCCGCATGAAATCATCGCCGTGGATCGTCGCGCGCTACATGAAAGTGGCCGGCGAGGTCTATGGGCGCGGTCCGCTGGTGACGGCTATCCCCGACATCAAGACATTGAACAAGACGCTGGAGCTGCTCCTGAAGAACGCCAGCCTGTCGATTGCCGGCGTCTACACGGCGGCAGACGATGGCGTCCTAAACCCGCAGACCATTCGCATCGCGCCGGGTGCCATCATTCCTGTGGCGCGCAACGGTGGTCCGCAGGGTGAGAGCTTGCGGCAGATGCCGCGCTCCGGCGACTTTAATGTCAGCCAGATCGTGATCAACGACCTGCGCATGAACATCAAAAAGATCCTGCTGGACGACACCCTGCCGCCAGACAATATGTCGGCCCGGTCTGCCACAGAAATCGCAGAGCGCATGAAGGAGCTGGCCAGCAATCTGGGCAGTGCCTTTGGTCGCCTCATCACCGAGACAATGGTGCCGATGATTGCCCGGATCCTGTATGTGATGGATGAGCGCGGCCTGATTGAGATGCCGCTGAAGGTCAATGGCCTTGAGGTCAAGGTGGTGCCAATCAGCCCCATCGCTCAGGCGCAGAATATGGGCGACATTGAGAAGATCATGCAGTGGGTGCAGATGGCATCCGCGCTCGGCCCAGAGGGGCAGATGGCGGTCAAGACCGGCAGCATCCCGGACTATGTGGCTGACAAGCTCGGCATCCCGGCAGATCTGCGCACCACACCGCAGGAGCGCCAGCAGATGATGGAGCAGGCGGCAGCAATGATGCAGGCGCAAGCACAGGCAGAGGCTCAGGGCCAAGCGCCGGCACCAGCACCAGAAGGAATGTAATCAATGAACCCTGACGGTTGGGAAGGTCTGCAAGCCGCAGACCCTGAGATCGCGCACAAACAACAGGTGGATAAGGATGACGTTGATCGTCTTTATCTGCGGGTCTTCGGCAGTGACGATGGGCAAAAGCTGCTCACCCATCTGCGATCACTGACGATAGAGCAGCCGACTTGGTATCCCGGTGAGGATGCCAGCCACGGCTATGCTAGAGAGGGCCAGAATAGTCTGGTCCGAGAAATCGAGCGGCGTATCAAAAGAGCGAGAGAGCTATGAGCGAAACTGAAGGGCTGCTGGCCGATGCCAAAGTCGAAGGCGACGACAACCAGCAGCAAGCAGAAGAGCAGTCTATTTCACACTTGCAACCAGACACCGAGCCATCGGTTGATAGCGTCACACTGGCGTCAGAGGATGAAGAAATCACCTTTGAGCGGCCAGAGTGGTACCCGGATAAGTTCTGGAATGAGGATGAAGGCCCGGATCTTGAAAATCTGGTCAAGTCTTACAACGAGCTTCAGAAAAAGTTTTCTCAGGGCCAGCATAAGGTTCCGGATGAGTATGATCAGTCTATCTTTACTGAGGCTGGCATTCCAGAGGATGATGAGCTGTATGCCACTTATCGTGACTGGGCGAAGACGCACGGCGTTAGTCAGGCGGCATTTAACGAGCTGGCTGGCAAGTTCATCGAAATGGCTGGCGCGGAAAGCGAACAAGCTGCGATTTCTCACAAAGAGGAGTACGAGAAGCTAGGCCCGAATGCTGATGCCACCATCAAGTCGATGACGACGTGGGCGCAGAGCTTGGTCAACAAGGGCGTCTGGGGCGGCGATGATTTTGAAGAGTTCAAGATTATGGCCGGCACAGCGCAAGGCATGCGCGCCCTGCAAAAGGTGCGCAGCTACTACGGCGACAAGCCGATCCCGGTAGATGTCGGGCCAGTCGATGGCGCGCCATCCAAGGAAGAGCTGTCGGCTATGGTTGCCAAGCCTGAATATCAGAGCGACCCGGCATTCCGCGCAAAAGTCGAGAAGGCTTTTGAACAGGTCTATGGGACTGCGGACTACACCGCGATGTGACTTTGAGGCGGGGGCGTTTACAGCCTCCGCTTTTTTCCCTATAATCCCCCTTGACAGACAATCGCTTTCGACCTGTCAACCCCGCTTGGGGGCGTGGCGCACATGCCCAAGTCGCAGCCCTATATGGACACCTGCTTGGCGAACCAGTGTTAACTTTTGAAATGGAAGGACTGAGAAATGGCAATAGGCATTTCCAACGCTTTCGTTCAGTTGTTCGATGCCGAGGTGAAGCAGGCATATCAGGGCGCACGCGCTCTGGCTGGCGTCACCCGTGAGCGGACAAATGTCGAAGGCAATCAGGTCAAGTTCCCGAAGATCGGTAAAGGCGTTGCCACCGTGCGGGTTCCACAGACCGATGTAACTCCGCTGAACGTGACCTATTCGCAGGTCACTGCAACGATGTCTGACTACATCGCTGCTGAATACAGCGACATCTTCAACCAGCAGAAGGTCAACTTCGACGAGCGCCGTGAGCTTGTTCAGGTTGTCGGTAATGCTATTGGTCGTCGTATGGACCAGCTCGTCATTGACGCGCTGAACGCCGCATCGTCGCCATCCACTGTCGGCACCGACATTGGCGGCAGCGGCACCAACATGAACCTTGCAAAGCTGCTTGCAGCCAAGAAGGCTCTGGACACCAACAACGTACCAGCAGAGGGTCGCTGCATGATCATTCATGCCAATGGCCTGTCCGCGCTTCTTGACGAGACTGAGCTGACCAGCAGCGATTTCGCTACTGTGAAGGCTCTCAGCACTGGCGAGATCGACACGTTCCTCGGCTTCAAGTTCATCACTCTTGGTGATCGTGACGAGGGTGGCCTGCCGCTCCCATCGACCCGCACCTGCTTCGCATTCCACCGCGACGCAATCGGGCTTGGCATCGGCATGAACCAGAAGAGCGAGATCAACTACGTTCCTGAAAAAACGTCGTTCCTCGTGTCTTCGATGTTCTCGGCTGGCGCTATTGCAATCGATGACGAGGGGATCGTTAAGATCTCCGCAACCGAGTAGAGAGGGGTATAGACAATGGCTTTCGTACTTGCTGATTTCACCCCGCTTGGTGGCCAGTCCAAGGCAGGCAACACGCCGGCCCTGTATTGCTACACCACAACCGAGGCTCACACTGATGTTGACGCATCGGGCTATTTCAATGATATGTCTGACACCTTGAAGGTCGGCGACATGATCATTGTCCACGGCTCGACTGGCGGCACCCGCACTGTGACGATGCACATTGTTGTATCAAATGCCTCTGGGGTCGTTGACGTGTCTGACGGCACAGTCATCGGCGCTGTTACTGACAGCGACTAATCTGGCGGGGCAGCTTCGGCTGCCCCCCCTTTTCTTTTTTTGGAGTAGTGCTATGGCGGCTGGCGATACCAAACTATCAATCTGCTCAGACGCCTTGATTATGTTAGGCGCTACTCCGCTTTCTTCATTTGCTACCGGCACAGACGAGGCTCAGGTTGCTGACCGCCTCTATGATGATGTGCGCGACACCTTGCTGATGCAGTATCCATTTAGCTGGACGCTGAAGAAGGTGAAGCTGGCACAGCTTGCCGATGCGCCAATCAATGAATGGAAATACAAGTATCAACTGCCGGGCGATATTCTCGGCAACCCGCGCGCCGTATTCAATACCAGCTCTGTTGGCGGCCGCCCTGTGCGCGACTTTGAGATCTATGCCGGCGGCGTCTACACCAATCTGGAAGAGGTGTGGATCGATTATCAGTTCCGCCCGGAGCCTGCCATCTTCCCGCCATATTTTGTGCGACTGTTGCGCACCGCATTGGCGGCAGAGTTTGCGGAGCCGATCACTGACCAGATCACTAAGGCAGAATACTATCACGGCAAGGCATACGGATCGCCATCCGAGAATATGCGCGGTGGCCTCATGCGCGTTGCTATCAACATCGACGGCGCAAGCCAACCATCGCAAAACATCCAAGAGTTCCCCATAGCCGACATCAGGTACTAGCATGAGCCGCATCATTCAGATCCAGAATGATTTCACCAGCGGTGAGCTAGACCCGAAGCTGCGCGCGCGTACTGACATCGCGCAGTATAAGTCTGGCCTGACCACAGCGCGCAACGTCAGCATCCAGCCGCAGGGCGGTGCCAAGCGCCGCGACGGCACAAAGTTTATTTCGGACCTGCCCAGCACTGCTGCCAATGGGGTTCGGATGATCCCCTTTGAGTTCAGTGTAACTGACAGTTACATGCTGGTGTTCTTCCCAATGCAGGGTTATCCAGATTATGCGAGGATGTACGTTTATAAAAACGGCCAGCAAATCACAAATATTAATGGCACTGGCAATCTTTACTTAAACATCTATCAGTTTGGTCAAGATGAAATACCTGAGATAAATTGGGTACAAAGCGCCGACACTGTGATCATTGTCCACGAGGACATGCCGCCGACCAAGATCGTGCGCGGCGCTACAGACAGCGACTGGACCGCCAGCGTCATCGAGTTTGATCATGTGCCGCTGTATGCGTTTGAGTTTGATGTTCACAGCCCACAATACACCATCACACCGTCTGCTGTGAGCGGCAACATCACCATCACCGCGTCGTCTGTCACCACCGACACAGGGTCGGCGCAGGCTGGCGGCGCTGACACGATCACGCTGAAGGCGGCCAGCAGCTTTACCGCTGACGACCAGCCGAATGGCATGTTCATTGAGATCACCGCCGGCACAGGATCCGGGCAGAAGCGCCACGTCGAGGACTACGTCGCATCGACCAAGGTGGCGACTGTCTACCCGGCGTGGGACACTGCGCCCGATGCAACATCAAACTACGAAATTAAAGCGTTCAGTTCTGCCGCTGTCGGAGAATACGTTACCGCTGAAAATGGATTTGGCCGGGCTAGGATCGTTGAATTTGTCAGCGCCACAAGCGTGAAAGCATATGTAGATATCCCGTTCTTTGACACCAACGCCATTGTGGCAGGCGACTGGAACAGTGAACACGGCTACGAGGAGGTCTGGTCGGCAACGCGCGGCTACCCGCGCAGCGTGACGTTTCACGAGGGTCGCCTGTTCTTTGGCGGCACCAAGAGCCGGCCATCGACACTGTTCGGATCCCGCGTCTCTGATTTCTTCAATTTCAATCCGGGCGAGGCTTTGGCTGATGACGGCGTCGAGGCAACGCTTGACACCGGCACGTTCAACGCCATTGTCGACATCTTCTCTGGGCGCAACTTGCAGGTCTTCACCACCGGGGCCGAGTTCTTTGTCCCGCAGACGCTGGACGAGCCGATCACGCCAAGCAACCTGATTGTGAAGCAGCAGACGGCATTCGGCATGAAGCCGGGCATCCGCTTGCAGAACGTGGATGGATCCACGCTGTTCATCCAGCGGCAAGGCAAGGCGCTGCAAGAGTTCGTATTTAGCGACAGCGTGCAAGCCTACACGTCATCCAAGATCTCGCTGCTGTCGTCTCACCTGCTGAAATCGCCAGAGGAGATGGCAGTGCGCGTCGCCACGTCTACCGACGAGGGCGACCGCCTGATGATCGTTAATGGCGATGATGGCAGTATCGCGTGCTACACGCTGCTGCGCAGCCAGAACGTGATCGCGCCGGCAGAGTGGACAACCGACGGCGAGTTCGTCAACATCGGCGTTGATGTGGATGACATCTATGTTGTGGTCAAGCGCACCATCAACGGCTCGGATGTCTACTATGTCGAGCTGTTCGACGCCGATGTGCTGCTGGACAGCGCCAAGACTGGCGGTGCTGCAAGCTCGGTCACGATGGATCACCTAGAGGCTGAGACGGTCAAGATCATCCGCGACGGCGTCATTGAGCCTGACCAGACGGTGCCGGCATCGCCTTACACTGTTACATTCGCCACAGCGGCCACCAGCAGCTATCAGGTGGGCATTAACTTCACCCCAGAGGTAAAGACACTGCCGGTCGAGCCAAACCTGTCCAGCGGCTCTCTGAAGGGCTTTAAGAAGCGCATCTTCGAGGTGAATGCCGAGCTGTTCGAGACGCAGGCGCTGACGATCAATGGCAAGCTAGTGCCGTTCAGGAATTTTGGCGGCGGTGTTCTGGACAGCTCGGTTGAGGAATTTACCGGCATCAAGACATTGCACGGTATTCTGGGGTATACTTATGATGGGCAGATCACCATCGGCCAGACGGTGCCGCTGAAAATGACACTGCTGGGTATCGATTACAAAGTGAGCGCGGGACAGTAGGATGGGTGCAGGTGCAGCAATGCCGCTGATGGCGGCGTCAGCTTTCATGTCATTGCAAGCGGCAAGCACGCAAGCGCGTGGCTTGCAAGCGCAGGGCGCGTATGCGCGACTGCAAGCAAAGCAGGAAAGCCTCAAATACAAGCAGAACGCTGTTGCCGTTCTGGACAACATTCTTCAGACATCAGCAACAATCACCGCCAAGGCGGCTATGGGCGGCGTGGATCCCTTCAGCGGATCTGCCAAGGCGTTGCGCGACTATGCTGTCGCCAAGGGCGCACAGGAGCTTTACACGACGCAGGAGGGCGAGATCATCGCGCTTGCCGGCGGCAGAATGCAACAGCAGCAGTATGCAATGCAGGCGACGGCGGCCCGGCAGGCTGGCTTTGCCAGCGCCATTGGCAGCTTGGGATATGGCTTGCAGATGCAGCAAAGCATAGGAGGTCCGGGTGGCACGACTGCCTAGATACAGGCCGCTGGGGGCGCGTATCTCCAGCCTGCCAACGGTAGACTACGCCGGCACAGCACGCGCACAGGCGCGGGTGGCGCAGACTATCGGTCAGCAGCTCGACCGTATGGCCAGCGTTGCATTCCGCGAGGCCGAGATACAAGCCAAGATTGAAGGCGCTGAATACGGCGCGACCAATGCGCCGACAGCGCAAGAGCTGCTGGATATGCAGAGCGAGGAAGAGCGCGCCGAGCTGATGCCGGGTGGCACTGGCACTGTCTATGACCGCGCGGCACGCGAGGCAGCACTGCGGGTCATCGGCGTTAATCTTGAGACGGCAGCGCGCGACGAGATCGCCACGGCGCGCATCAACGCCAAAACTAATTTCACGCCAGTTGATCAGCTAGAGACTGAGATCGACGGCATCATCAATGGCTACAGCGGCGCGCTGTATGATATATCGCCGGCTGCCGCCCCGCAGCTTCGCGCGTCACTGGCTAGTGTAGGCAACAGCGCGGCAATAGCGCACACTACGCTGATGGCCGACCGAGAGAAGAAGGCGGCAGAGTTTAATGCGACCAAGGGGATGGAGGGGATTGTCAATGATATCCAGCCCCGCGTCTACGCTGCGGCAACAAAGAGCGCGGACGAGATTGTCAACATTGTCACGTCTGAGCGTCAGAAAATTATACAGCTTGCCGACATCATCGATGACGATGCTAAGCTGGCTCAATATATGGGCGACCTAAACCAAGGCGTGGATAAGGCGCTTGTGGGTGTTGTCACAGACTGGGCGGCGCAAGATCCGATGAAGCACCGGCAGCAGTGGATTGACGGCAAGGTTGAGGATGTTGCCGTCAAAAATGTGATGGCGCTGATGACGCCTGAGCAAAGGCGTGATGCGTTCAAAGCAATCAATCAAGCTGAGAGCGATTACTATTCGCGCCTGTCGCAGCAAGAGGCTGTGACCGAGCGAGAAAACAAAGCAGAAATCACCCGCCTTGTCGGCGAGTTCAATGAGGTTTTGCGGACTGGCAACCAAGACGACGCGATGCGCGTCTACACGGCCTTGAACGATCTAGATCCTGACAAGGCCAAGTCGTACTACGATGCCTTCTTCGCAACTGGCGGCACCGACGATTTGCAGACCGTGTATGACTTGCAGCTTGCCTCCACCAGAGGTGAGCTGACTGAGGACATGATCCTAAACGCCATCAATAGCCGGCGTCTCAGCAAGACATCGTCTGGCACGTTCTTTAGTGCGCTACAATCGCAAAACAACGCCGAGCATCAGGACGCGATGCGGTTGGTGCGCGCCGAGTTTGGCATCCCAGACAGTGGCATGTTTGTTATTGATGAGGGCGGGCTGCGTGCCGAGGCGATGCAGACTGTCGCGCGGTTCCAGTCCGAGTTGATCAAAGCGGAGCGCGCAGATCCAAATGTTGATCGCATTGCTCTTGCCGAAGCATTTATCGCCAAAGGTAACGCTCAAAAGGCGCTTAAGGGTGAGCTTTCCACCTTGAAAAATAGCGTCAACAAAGTATTCAGCGACATTTTGGTAGGCGTTGATAGGGACGACAGGGCGGCAGTCGTGGCTGCTTCCTTGGCAGAAGGCAAGCGCAACCCCAATCATAAACACGATAAATTTATGGAAAATCTCAACAGAATTGATGAGATCAACGCGACGCTGGGGGCAACGCAATGAACCAGCTAGAAAAAGAAATGCTGAACACGCAGCTTGCGCTGGAGAGTGGCGTGAAGCTGCAAACCACTGTCGGCGATGACGGCATGACCTACTCCGAGGTGTTCATCCCAGAGGCGCAAGGTTTTTACACTGAGGGCGATGCGCCGACGATGCGTGAGCTGGGCGTGACTGGCGACCCGGCAAAGGTTGCCGGCGCTGGCGCTGCCACTGTTGGCGGTCTAGGGGTGGGCGGCCTTAGCGGCATTGCCGGGCTGGTGCCAGATCTTTTGTCTATGGCGGCGGGGCCAGAGCTGCAATCATTTGCGGATGAGTTCAAGGCGCAGTACGGCACTGAGGCGTGGCGCGAGTATGCTTTTGGTGAGATCGATAAGCTCGACATCCCAGAGCAATACAAATTCCTGATGAAGGACGCAGCAATGGTCGGCGAGGTCACTGGCCTGCCGGGTGCTGTTGGTGTTGCCAAAGCAGTCCCAAAGGCCGCCGCAAAAAAGGCAGCAAAGAAAACAAAAGGGGCTAAATAATGGCGCGCATCACTGAAGATCTGGACGAGATGCAGATTGCTGCGGAGCTGGAGCAGCAGTCTATGGTTGCGCCCGGTGACGTGCCGCAGGCAGAGACGCCGCCAGCCATTGAGGCTATTGAGGGCGCGGAGCCTATTGCCACCACAGAGGCAGAGCCTGTGCAGGTGGCGGGTCTTGATGATGTGTTCGCGCTTGGCGGCAAGCTGATGGGCAAGGCCAAGGAGCGTGTCAAAGCGGCTGAGAAGCGCATGACGCCGGGTGTGCCGGCAGAGCCAGTGCAAACCATCGGCGGCGCTACTGTGGTGCGTCAGGCAGATCCGGCAGACATTGCGGCTCTGGATGAGATCCTCGAAAGTGACTACACCAAGGGCTTGAACCTGCCGGCCATCATGACTGCGTCTGGCGACTTTGATCTCGCCGGCTACATGCAGCAGGTCAAGAACCTGAACAAGGATCTGTTCGAGAGCGCACGTCGCGGCACACTCAACTATGACAGCCTGCTTGAGTTGGCCGAGCAGCAAGGCACCGACCGCGTCCTGCAAAAGTGGCTGACACGCGAACCCGGCAAAGGCGAGACGGCAGAGGATGTGCTGGCTGGCCTCATCTTGGCGCGAGATCTGACGCGGCAGACAGCCAAGGCGTTTGAGGATGCACAAGCTGCTAGTGACCCTGAGACGCGCCGCAAGCTCTTTGCCAATGCCGCGCAATATATGACGATGGAGTTCACGCTATACTCCAATCTGTCAGGCTCAACCAGTGAGGCCGGGCGCTTGCTTTACGCTATGCAGCAGGCACAGAAGGTCGGCGTCGATGTGCGGCGCGGCGATGAGCTGATGAAGATCTTGGAGCAAGAGGGCGTCGATGTTGAGCATCTCGGCGAGATGTACCTTGCCATCCCAGCGGCGTCCCGCCCACAGGTGGTGCAGGGTCTGTTTAGCAAGGGCGGCGATGTCCTGACCGAGATCTACATCAATTCCATTCTGTCTGCGCCCACGACGCATATGGTGAACGTGGCCGGCAATGGCATGTTCAGCATGTATAAGGGCGTCGAGGAAATGCTGGCTGGTGGCATTGGCGCTGCACGCACATCGCTTGGCATTGGCGGCCCAGAGCGCGTCTATGTGCGCGAGGGGCTGATCCAGCTCGACAGCATCAGGGCCAGCTTCAATGACGCGCTGATCGTGGCCGGCAAGTCTTTTGTAACAGAAGAGCCGGGCGACGTTGTCTCCAAGTTTTCATCCAAGATCGATGTCCGCAACCGGCGCGCCATTGGCACGACTGGCGACATGACCGAGATCTTCAGACAATTCCGGGACGGCAATTACAGCGCCGGAGCTGTTAACACACTCGGCACTGCGGTGCGCATGTCTGGCCGCTTCCTGTTGGCGGAGGATGAGTTTTTCAAGGGCATCGCCTACCGCGCGTCGGTGAAGAAGCAGGCGCTGTCCCGTTCGCTGGCGCTGTATGACGAGATGATGCTGGGCGGCAAGACCGCAGAGGAAGCCAACGCAGCAGCCGCAGCGGAACACGCGCGGATCCTGAACGACCCGCCAGACACAGTGATGGAGACAGCCGGAGAGGCGGCGCGTGAGCTAACTTTTCAAGGTGATTTGGATGGCTGGCTGGGAAGCGCGCAGGGGGCAATGAGCCACCCTGCGGTCAAAATTTTTGGCGTGCCGTTCTTCAGGACACCGACCAATGTGGTCAAAGAGGTTGGAGCCAGATCGCCTTTAGTTATGGCACACCCTAAATTTATCGCAGATGTAAGAGCAGGTGGCCGCCGGGCAGATATGGCACTCGCCAAGTTTACGCTGGGCAGTGGGATTATGGCCAGCTTTGCCTATATGTCTGCCGGCCTATCTGGGCCGCGCAATGATGTCATCATTATGGGCGCGGGTCCGACAGACCCGCAGGCGCGTCAGGCTATGGACCGTCTGGGCATCAAGCCGTACACAATTAATATCCGAATGGATAATGGTGAATACAAAGGCGTCACCTATTCGCGTCTAGACCCGCTGTCCGGCATGCTGGCAATGTCTGCCGACTTTGCATATTACGCGCAGCATGAAGAAGATATGGATGGCATCACGCGCGTGGCCACCGCTGGTGGGTTGGGCCTTTACAATTACGCGATGGAAATGCCGTTCCTTCAAGGCGCGTCTGAGCTGGCTGCGCTGTTGAGCGGCACCGACAATGAGATGAAGTTTGAAAAACTTCAACGGTTCATGACTGAGCGCCTCACGACTGCCGGGTTGTCTGCCCTGCCGACTGTGTCCTCTATGGGTGCAACCATTGAGCGGCGTCTGGATCCATACGCATCCAACACGATGCTGCCAGCGGGTGACCTTGCCGGCGTACCCATCACCGAGCTGCCGCCATTCATGCAGGGTTTTTACACTGCCCTGCAAAAAGCGTATGCGCGTAACCCGCTGTTCAGTGACAAGGTGCCGCCATCCCTCAACTTGTGGGGCGAGAAGCGCACGCAGGGTGATGGCCTAAACTACGAGATGTGGTCGCCGATCCGCATCACCAATTCTAAGTATGCTGGCGTCGATAAAGAGCTGATGTCTTTGGGTGACGGCATTGCAATGCCGAGCAAGAAGATCAGCGGTGTTTTGCTTAATGCAGAGCAATACAACTACATGATTGAGGCGATGAATAAGAAGGTGCCGGGCAAGCCGTCGTTTCTTGAGGCAATGGAGATGACTATTTATTCGGACGCATATAACAGTCTTGAATTGAAAGAGGACAAGCTGACTGTGTTGCGGAATGTTGCAAATGGCTACAAAGAAATAGGCCGCAACGCATTGCTGATGGAATATCCATCGCTGCGGGAGCGTGTTCTAAAAAGGCAGTGAATAGTGTATAATCCGACGCAAAGGATGACAGGCAATGGCTGACTACAATATCAACGCAGTGACGCGCCGCGTCGTGTTCACCGGTTCTGCCGGGTTGGGGCCGTATGCCTTCACCTTCGAGGTGCTGAACAGTGACGACGTGGCGGTATATTTCAATGCCACGCTGCTGACGATTACCACAGACTACACCGTCACCATCAATGCCAACGGCACCGGGTCGGTCACCATCGTGACTGGCGGGTCGGTGCCATCCACGCCGACCGCGTCTGATCAGATCGTCATCGTCGGCGCGCGCGACATTGAGCGCGTCACCGACTTTGTGACTGCCGGCGACTTGCTGGCGTCCAGCCTCAACGAGCAGCTCGACGCGCTGACAATCTTTGACCAGCAGGTGGCAGAGGAGCAGAAGCGCAGTCTGCAAGCGCCGGTGTACGACCCGGCGCATGTGGATGATGGCGGCACACTGGACATGACACTGCCGGCCAAGGCAACGCGCGCAGGCAAGTATCTTTCCTTTAACACTGACGGCAACCCCATTGCGGCGTCTGGTACTACCGACACGCCAGTCAACGCGGCGATGGATACATTCGTAGGCTCCGCAACCCTTGCGGCGGCGAGGACTGAGCTGCTCACAGGCACAAACCTTGCTTTGACCGCTAACACAGTCAGCAGCAGCAACAGCAATGGCGATATCAACTTATCGCCAAATGGCACCGGCACAGTAATTATCAATACTGATCTTGATGTGGACAACATCAACATCAATGGCAACACCATTAGCAGCACCGACACTAATGGCAACATTAACTTGTCGCCAAATGGGACTGGTGAGGTTGTGATTGATGCAATCAATATCAGCAACAATGTAATTTCTGGCACCACTATTAATGGCGACATTAAGATTGAGCCGAATGGTAGCGGCATTTTGCAGTTGCCAAATGGCGCACTGGGGATCACTAATGGCGGGACGCCGGGCGCGTCACTAACAAGTGGCGTCTTGCTGTTCGCTGAAGATGTCAGCAGTAGCTCTGAGCTGAAGGTTAGGGATGAGGCTGGCAACGTAACAACACTTTCCCCGCACAACTTTGATCTAATCCCAGCCGGTGCTTCTGAAGATTTGGCTTGGTCTTACTATTCGCAAAGAGACGGCAAGACAATCAATGTGGACATGCTGAAGGCGCTGCGTGTTCTTGAACAGATTAGTGGCGAGAAGTTGGTTTACATAGAGGAGTAACAAAAATGGCAACCGAACTAGCGAGAACTTTTAACAAGTCTGAGCAGATCCAAGCACTGCCGCTCGGATCCACCCAGACCATCAGCGTCACCAGCAGCAGCGCGGCGAACAGCACCGCCTTTGCCAATGGCACGACTACAGTGCGCGTCGTCAGCACGACTGACTGCCACATCATCTTTGGCACCAGCCCGACTGCGACGACCAGCACAGCCTACCTGCCGGCAAATCAGGTGGAGTATTTCAAGGCTGACGAGGGCGACAAGATTGCCGCTATCCGAGCCAACGCAGACGGAACCCTGTATGTAACCGAGATGGCCTAATGCTGAGAAACGTCGGACTACGCAAGAGCGTCGAGCAACCTGTCCTCGACCTGAACTTTGCTGCCTCACAGATTGGCTCGAACGGTGCGCCTGACAGTCGCATCGATTTTAGCCGTGGCAACAATGCGTGGTTCGTGGACAGCGACGGCTTGGTCAAGAAGTCGCCGCATAACTTACTTTTGCAGTCTGAGGATTTCAGCACTACTTGGAGTCCTACTCGCTCAAATGTAACAACTGACGCAACAACGTCTCCGATTGGAACGCTCACTGCTGATAAGCTGTACTTAGACAGCACAAGTTCTACGTCTCATTTCGCAATTCAAAATGTAAGCATTGGGGCCGGGCAAAAACATACTTTTAGCGTTTACCTAAAGGCTGATGACCTGACACATGCTCATGTGTCTTTGATTAACAACACCTCACCATACGAATCAATTCGTATTGGCATAGACTTGTCTGACGGCTCGACAGGTTCTCTTGTGGTTGGCAATGGCGCTACCGATGGCTCTTTTAGCGTAACTGACGCTGGCAATGGTTGGTATAGGGTTGCGGTTAGCGGCATCATAGGTTCAAGCGCAACAGCTTGGGGTGTCGTTTATCTTGCAGAAAGCACCAGCACATTCATTGTTGCAACTGGTGATGGCTCGTCAGGAATTTTTGTCTGGGGTGCGCAACTCTCCCAACACACCACCCTGCCGGTAGGCAACCCCTACATCAAAACCGAAGGCAGCGCGGCCTATGCGGCACGGCTCGACCACGACCCTTCGTGGTTCATGTCGGCGGCGCAGGAGCAGAACTTGCTTGAGACCACAGACCTTGATGACGGCACTTATTATGGCCTTGGTCGCTCCACTATTGCTGAACAGTCTTCTGTCGAAAACCCCTTTGGGGGAACAGACGGCGTTTATCTGCATCTGGAGAGTGCTGTTGGCGGCTCAAGCTACATTTACGCGTTCTCTGCAACTAACTGGCAACAGTATTTAACCGAAGGCAAGCAGTACACTCTGTCTATATACGCCAAGCAATTCAGTGGGCAAAAGCTAGAGCTACGCTCACCTAACAATGATTTTAGAAACGCTAGGTTCAACGTAGACACTGGCGTTATTGAAGAACAAGACAGTCTGCTGGATGACGCGACTATTGAGGATGTAGGCAATGGCTGGTTTAGATGCTCAATCACTGACACCATTGCAACCTTTAGCCCGACGACTTGGATACTTGCTTATCTCTATAACGACTTGGCCTCACCGGACTACGGCTTGTATTACTATGGCGCACAGCTAGAGGTCGGCAGCACGGCCAGCATCTACCACCGCACTGAGGGTGCGCCGTACTACGGCGAGGGAGCCACGCCGAAGGGGCTGCTGATTGAGGAGGCGCGGACTAATCTTGTTGATGACAGCGAGGACTTTAGCGCGGCATCTTGGAGTGGCTCTGGGGTGACTGTTACAGGGGATGATGTCCTTGCTCCTGATGGCACTACCACAGGCACAAAACTTGTGGCGACCAGTACAAACGCAATTTTGTCAGACTCGTTTACAAAAGCAGCTTCTGCTAAAACTTACACCGCCACTCTTTTTGCCAAAACAGGCGATGAACAAAACATTACGTTGACGATTGATGACGGCAACAGCACCAATCGTGGACGAGTTGTTTTTGACATTACAGATGGTTCTGTAAGCAGCACAAATGACGATGGTGACTTTACCAACACATCAGGCTCTGTCGAAGATTTTGGCAATGGTTGGTATAGGCTGCGAGTTACAACAACGACCAACACTGGCACATCGTTGCGGCATAGGTTTTTCTTTACCGACTTTGGCACAGACACATGCTTTGTCTGGGGTGCGCAGCTAGAAGAAGGCTCCTTCCCCACCAGCTACATCCAGACCACCGGCAGCACTGCCACCCGCAACGCAGATGTCGCGGTGATGGGGCCGACTACCGGCGGAACTGAGCTTGTGACGAACGGCACGTTTGACACTGACACGAGCGGGTGGACATTAAGCTCTTCTGCTGGCGTCACTGCTTCTATTTCTTCATCCGGCGCAACTTTGACATGCTCCACTGCCACAGGTTCCGCTTTGCTGTATCAAGATACACAAAGAACCCCAACAGTCATCGGGCGGAGATACAGGGCTTCAGCAGATTTTACGGTGAACTCTGGTGATGGAGTGAACTTGGTTGCTTACTCTGGTTCATTTTCGGGTGGGCTTGGCAGTGCCAATATAACGTCAGGCAGTAGCACAGTTAGTTTCGACTTCACTGCCACAACAACATCCACACAAATTGCTATTAGCCGCAGAAGCACGTTTGCTGACACAGACGAGTATGTGGTTGACAACATAAGCGTCCGAGAACTCTATCCATTCGAGCAGTACAGGCCAGACCAAGGCACTATGGTTGTTGCGTTTGATACGCAGGAAACTAACAGCCGTGGCCCTTGGTGGTTCAGCCGTGGCGGCGCATCATCTACAGGCTGGGGCTTGAGGCTGCAAAGCACAACAACAATAGACTCAATGGTTCGAGACTCTAGCAATTTTAATACTATGGCCAACCCAACAATCACCCCTGCGTTTGACATAGTTGCGGCATCCTATGAGCAAAGGGCAAGCGACACGTTTTGCTCTGTTGCTACAGCGGACAGCTTTGCAGATGACGGGCATGTAAATGACATAGATGTGTCTGTGGATACGCTTGACATAGGCAACTGCCTGATTGGCGGCTCTAATACTGGGATTATGTCAGGCCATATTAAGCGTCTGCAATATTTCCCGATAGCTATGAATGATGAAACAAAGCTGAAGAATATGTGCGATGACTGATGACCTCGACAACACCCCGCCGCCTCAGGTTGACTGGTACATCAAGGTAGCTGACCGAGCCGCTTTGATTGCAGCACTGAAAGGGCCAAGCGAGACACGCGACACCTATGACGATGACGGCAATGTGACCGGCAGCGAGACGGTGTATCCTCACAGCATCATCACGCAGGATGAAGACGACAATGATGTCATCAGGGCCACAAGCTGGGTGCGGGTGGACGAGATTGGCAGCATCTATGCGCCGACAGGCAACACCCTGACTGACGACGAGGGCAACAGCTACCCTGAGATGGCGGCTGTGCCGGGCTACCACGCTAACCTCCGCAAGCTGTCAGACAAAGCCGACACTCTCATTCAGCATCTTGAGGATGGTGGTCACACGATTACACCGCCAGCAACGCCAGCGAGGGGGTTTGCGTGATGCCAGAAGAACAGAAAATTCTAGTTGATGTGGCCGCCGGAACTGGGACCGCTGCGGCCTACTTTGATATGGCTCCGAATATTGTGGCGCTGTTTACCGGCGTCTGGGTGCTGATCCGAATTTGGGAAACCGAAACGATCAAGAAACTGACGGGGCGATATGATGGTGGCGATACCGCTGATTGACCTATTACAGGTCGGCCTGCTCATCGCGATCCTTGTCCTTGTGACGAGGCGCTAGTGCTGGCCGAAATTGCCGCAGCCAACGCGGCCTTCGGAATTTTGAAGACTGCCATCAGCAATGGCAAGGAGATCGCTGACGCTGCGTCGGCGGTCGCGCAGTTTGTGGGCGCAAAGGAAAGCCTGCAACGCAAGGCGCAGAAGAAGGGCGGCGGCTCTGACCTTGAAGAATTTCTGGCGCTGGAGAAGATCCGGCAGCAGGAAGACGAGTTGAAGCAGATCATGATCTACGCCGGCAGGCCGGGGCTGTGGCATGACTGGCAAAAATTTCAGGCAAAGGCGCGGGTGGCCAGACGTGAGGCAGAGATCGCAGCCGCAGAGAAGCGCCGCAAGATTATCGACGGCTCCATCATCGCGGCGTTTATCGTCGGCTGTCTGGCGGTCCTGACCGGGTTGGTGCTTCTGATACTGCATGAGCAAGGCAGGCTGTGACAGGATCCGCCACGACGACCGGCTTGATGGGGGAGTACATCACGGCGGCTGCAATCCTCGGCCTTGGCTGGCGCGTCTCACCGGCGCAGCAGGATGCAGTGGATTTGGTCGCGTGGAATAATGAGGGCGACACGTTCATGCGTGTGCAGGTGAAGAGCGGCAACCTGCGGATTAGAGAGCAGCGGCGCAACGCATATCAGTTTCAGAACGGCTGCGGTCGCTTCAAGAAGGTGCTGCCAACGCTGGACCAATTCGATATCTTGGCGCATTGCGCGATAGACCAGCGGAAGGTACATTT